GCCACGTTGATCTCCGTGCGCGTCACCCGGTTGCCGTCCTTCTCGTAGGACGAGTAGGTGATCTCGCCACGGACGAGCACGCAGGTACCGCCAGCGAGGTTGAGGGATTCGAGCGTGTCGGCGAGCTTGCCCCAGACGGTGCAGTTGTGCCAGTAGGTGAGTTCCTTCTGCTCGCCGTTCGCGTCGCGGTAACGCTTGGAAGTCGCGAGCGAGAACCGTGCGCACTTCTTCCCGCTGTTGGTCACGCGGATTTCTGGGGACTTGCCGAGGTTGCCGACAAGGATCGCGTCGTTGATGTATGCCATGTGTGTTGCTCCTTAGTATTCGCGCTGGAGGCTCTTCGCCTTCGGCTTGGTTTCGATGAATTCCTCGTAGGTGAGGGCGAACGCGTCGTCGCTCATGCCGAGCCACTTCGCCGCGTTCTTCGGCGTGATGGAGACGTAGTTGACGAGCTCCGCGAGGTTCGCTCCGTTCCGTTCCGCCTCGGCGACGAAGCCGGGGACGTCCTTGATGCAGGACGTCGAGCCGTTGTCCTTCAGGCGGAAGCCTTCCGTGACCTTCCCGGCCTTGACGAAGTACGCGCCTTGCGCTGACTTGACGGCGTTCCCGATGGCGTCGGCCACGTCGCGGAGCTGGTCGGCGTACACCTGGAGGTCGTGCACCGCCTGCGCCCTAGACGCGAGTGAAAGCGCGTCGGTCGTGCCGTCGCCCACGGAAAGCGCGAACGTGTAGGCGTCGCGGAGAGCGGTGCCCGGGATCGCCGAAAGGACGCCCTCTCTGGTAATGGCTACCGCTGTCTTCATTTGCCCGCCTCCATGATGGCGTGGGTGACGGCGTTCACCTTGTCGGCCGTCACGTCGTCGAGGCTGTCGAAGCCGTACAGGGCGAGCGCGTCGGAAACCGCGTCCTTGCCCACCTTCGCCTCCTGCTCCTTCACCCAGGCGCGGAACTTGGCGAGCTTCTCGGCGGCGGAGGAGAGCGTCCCCTTCTGCTGTGCAGGCTTCTTCGGGGCTTCGTCCATCGCCTGCTTGCCGGAGTCGAGCTGGTCTGGCTCGGCGACGCTGTAGGCGTTCTGGTACAGGTAGCGCCGGACGTAGGTGATGGCCGCGCCGAGGTTCTGTACCGGATGGCATCCCTTGAGCTGTGCCGTGCTCATAGGCACGGAGAAATCCACGCGGTCGGCCGGGTCGTCCGCGTTCACGACGGTGAGCGTGGCGCAGTCGGCGGTCACCGTCTCGACGGTCGCCAGCCCGACTTCGCGGTTGATGTCGGTCACCGCGTTGAGGATGTCCGCAAGCTCGAAGTACTTGTAGCCCTGAAACTTGTTCTCGCCTGACTTCTGCACCTTCGCGGTCTTGAACTTCGCGCGGGCGACAGCCAGCTTTCCAAAAACGTTCATTTTCATCTCCTTTTAAGGTCTGTCCACTTTGGCGAAGGCGACCAAGGCGCCCTTCCAGTTCTTGATGCCCTGCCAGTCCTTCCGTTCGTTGAGCTCGTAGAAGGCGTGGGCGGTGCTCTCGCATATCCCGCGCAGGTCGGCAAAGGCGTACACCTCGCCGATGCTCCCGGGACGCGCCCCGAACGCCTCGTCGAAGGCGCGGCGGACGATGTCCCGGTCCTTTCCCTTGCGGACTTGCAGGAGCAGGTCCTTGATAGTGTCGCCGAATCCCTTGAAGCTCCCGCTCTCGGCGGTGAGCTCCGCGCGCTGTCGCGAGAGCATCTCGTAGACGTCGGCGGAAATCCTTATTGTCCTAGACTTCATCTTTTTCCTTTGCGATATGGTAATTTGCATGCTACCCACTCGCCTTCACCGACTGCCTGTAGAGCTCGTTCCAGCGGTCGTAATGGCCTTTCGCCCTCTTGCGCAGGTCGGCGGCGAACGCCGGGTCTGCGAAGAGCTCATCCGGCGTGAAGGAGAGTGACAGCATGTCGGCGAGCATTTCGCCGAAGAGCTTGGAGCGTTCCGTTTCGATTTCCTTGACGGTAGGATTAGGCATAGAGGACGCCTCCGAGGATGGGGAGCCAGAGCAGGGCGCCGAGGAAGGCGCAGACGGCATAGCGCTTCATCATCATGAAGGCGTTCTTCATCGCTCCCTTGGTGGCGGCGTACTTCTCGTCGGCTTCCGCCATCTGGCGGTCGGTGAGCTCCAGCGCGAGGCGGTGGCGGAGCTGGTCTTTGATCTCGATTCTTTTCATCTCTTTTCTCCTTTCGGGCGTGTCGCCCTTGCTTGACACACATAAAGTAGACTTTTTGCATGACTCCGGCAAGGGAAAAGTGCGATTTTCCCGCATTTTTGGGTGGATAGATTGTTTACAGAGTGTGTATACTTTGTGAGTTAATTTTAAGTGTTTATAACGTGTTGATAGAGTGTGGATAGAATGTGGATAGATGTTGAAAACTCACGTCAAAAAGTCTACACTGTAGACAAAATCAGGGCCGAAAAAGTAGACAAAAAAGAAAAGAAAGAACCAAAGAAAAGAATTATATATTTATTATTTAAAAAATTCACATTCATCAGGTCGTTTTTGACGAATGAATGTTTTACATATAAATTAATTTTGTTTTTTTTTCGCTTACGTCGCCCGGAAGGGGTTGTTCCCCGACTGGATTTTGCCTAACTTTCCGGATGCGGGACAGGCCGAAGGACGGCGGATCGACCGGTCACGCACTGTAGCCGAGGCGGACGGCATCTTTTGACGTTGCATTTTTGACAAAATTTGTCTATTTTGAGGATTGACAAAGTTTGTCAAGTCATCAGAAAAAAGGCAGGACAGAATGAAGGAACTCGCAGCATATCTCGACACGCTCTCGCAGAAGTACGGCTTCACCGACGCGGAAAACCGCAAGTGCGCGGAACTACTCCGCTCCGCAGGCGGGGCGCACAAGCCGGAAGGAACCGACGCCGAAGGCGAATTCGACAACGAGGACGGCGACATTGACGACGAAGAAGCCTAGCCCGACCGCCACGAAGAAACCGATGCCAGCGAAGAAGCCTAGCCCGACGCCACGGGACGCCGACGGGGCGACCCTCGCCGACATCCTCGCCGTGCTGAAGGGTATCGACGCGAAGCTCGGCGCACTGGTGCCGAAACCGCTTGAAAAACTCTAAGCGCCTGCTTTATGGGCGCTTTTATCGCTCCCGAGCGACTAAACCGGAGACCGCCATGGAAAAGAAAAAGAACTCACCGAAAAGAAAGAGCAACCTGCCGCCGGAATGCCTGGGACAGTTCCGCGACCGCGAGAAGGCCCGCGCCGCAGGGCTGAAGGGCAACGAAGTCAAGCGCAAGCGGATGATGATCGTCGAGCTCGTGCGCGAAGTGCTTCGCGCCAAGCCACGCCTGTCCCCGGACGTGAAGGGCTCGCTCCAGGCGCTCGGACTCGACGAGCTGCCGCCGACCAACGCGCTAATGCTCATCGCTTCGGGCTTCAACAACGCCGTCAAGACGGGCGACATGGCGCAAATCCGCGAGCTCGTCTCCATGGGCGGTCTGCACTTCAACTCGTCCGAAGAGGCCCTCGAGGAGAAGGCGCAGGACACGGCCATCCAGCATCCGACGGAGATCAGGATCGTCGTCGACGAGGTGAAGGATGGCGGAGCTACACCTCAGTAGGGCGCAGAAGCGGTTCGTCTTCTCCGACAGCGTCTTCAAGGTAGCCCTCTGCGGGATCGCGAGCGGCAAGACCTACGCGGCCGCCGCCAAGGCGGTGCTCGACCTGACGCAGAACCGCTCGACCATCGTCACCGCGCAGACCTACAGCGCGCTTGAACTTACCGTCTTTCCCGCCATCTGCTCGGTGCTGGAAGACATCGGGCTGCGCTACTGCTACAACCGGAGCGTCCCGGAAATATCGCTATACAGGACAAACGGCTACTACCCGCGAATCGTCGGGAAGTCGGCCGAAAAAATCGAGAACGTGAGAGGCCTCACGCGGTTTTCGTCGTTGGTGATGGACGAGGGCGCGCTGTACAAGGACGGGGAGTACCAGCTGAAGGTGCTCCTCGGTCGTCTCCGAGGCGAGTCCGAGCAGAAGAGCGTGCTCATCACGACCACGCCGAGAGGGGACGCGAACTGGGTGTCCCACTTCATCAGGCGCGACGACGTCGAGGTGCTGACGGCGACCATGTTCGACAACCCGTACATCGACGACGAGTACCGGCGACTGGTCTGCTCGTCGTACGAGGTCGGCTCGCCTCTGTACGAGCAGGAAGTGCTCGGCAGGATCGTTGGCAGCGACCAGACGAACGCCATCGTCAAGCTATCCGACTTCGTGACCGTCCGTTCCGGCTACGGCGGCGCTTACGTCATGGGAATCGACTTCGCGCGTGACGGCGTCGACACGACGCAGATGTACCTGCGCGACGACTTCGGCATCCTCGACCACCGAGAGCTGCGGAACGCCCACACGCAGGAAATCCTGACCGAGTTCGCCAAGGTGGAGGAGAAGTGGGGAAGGGACAACATCCGCGCGGTGTTCTGCGACGGCACCGGGGGCTACTCTTCCGGTTTCGCCGACACGGCGCGGCTCACCCACTCGAACATCTTCGAGGTCAACTTCGGCGCGTGCGACATCGCCGACCCGGCCTTCGCCAACAACAAGGCGACCATCTTCGACAGGTGCTCGAGGGCGGTGAAGGAAGGCTTTCTCGTAGACGACGACAGGTGCAAGGAGGAGCTCCGCGCCCATTCGTGGTTCGTGAACAACTCCGGGAAGCGACAGCTCGTCCCCAAGTCCACCGTCAAGACCATCCTCGGGCGCTCCCCGGACCGCGCGGACGCGCTCGCGCTGACGTTCTCCGACTACGGCTCGCTCGCCGTCGCCCACGACAGGAACTGGTACGCGGAGAAGTCGTCACGGCTTGCGTCCCTGCTCTAATCTGTGTATATTTCAAGCGAGGTGAATAATGACAAATTTTGACATCGAATTTGAAGAGTCGGCGGTCGTCTCGTCGCTCGAGGACTTTCTCCAGCGTTCGTCCGACGCCTACTCGTCGGACGTGAACCGTGTCCGCGAGGACCTGGAGTTCTTCGGCGGCTCGCAGTGGAGCGCCAGCCTCGTCAAGGACCTGAAGCGCAACAAGCGCGTCAACCGCCAGTTCTCCGAACTGGGCAAGTACTGCAACGCCATCATCTCCCCGGCGTCGAAATCGCCGTACCATCCGCGGATCGGCAACGGTCTCGTCGATGTTGGTGCGAAGCGGATCGAGGAAGTACAGGGGCTGGTCGATGCCGTCGTGAACGAGAGCGCGTTCAAGGGCGAGCTGAAGCGCGGTCTCCGCAACTCCGTGCCGACCGGTGACGGAGTCATCAACCTGACGACGGTCGCGGGCAGGGACGGAAGCCTGAAGGTGGTCATCGAGAGTGTGCGCGACGTGTCCACGGTGGCGTTCGACCCGAACTGCACGCGGCTCGACATGTGCGACGCCACGGAAGGCGCCATCGTGAACTACATCGCGAAGAAGCGCATCCGCACGGAATACCCCGACATCCGCGACAACGACTGGGACGCCGTCGCCAAGAAGACGCTCCCGACGCAGTGGAGCGTGCCGAAGGACTGCGTGCCCCTGACGTCCTACTACCGCCTCTCTGCCGACGGCACGCACGTCGAGTTCTTCAAGGTGTGCGGGGACGTGGTCGTCGAGGCGAAGGTGCTCGCCACGACGCACATCCCGCTCTACAAGCTCACCGGAGAGGAAGTCTACCGCGAGAACAGATTCGTGTCCGTCGGCATCGTGGATAAGGTGCGAGACCTGCAAATCGGCGAAAACCTCTCCTACTCGACGCTCATCGAGCGGATGAACCGCAGCGTGAAGGCCGGCTACATCTGCACCGCCGAGGCCATCGACGGCATGGAAGCCAACATCTCCAAGCTCTCCGAAGGCGACGTGCCGCTCTTCCTGTACAAGAAGGGCGAGGAAAAGCCGACGCAGATCGTGGAGGCGTTCCAGACGCAGGACGTCATCTCGGTGCTCAACACGTCCCGGGACATGATCCAGGGCGTCATCGGCGTGCCTAGCGTCGGCGTGCAGGGAATCAACAACGTGAACACGACCGCGACGGAAGCCCTGCTCCAGCAGGTCAACTCCGAGAGCAACGTGGCGTGCTTCTACGAAGGGCTGGAGAACGTGTGCCGCGCGGTGTCGGAGACGGTGCTCGACATCGTGACGGACGGCAACCCGGAAGGGCTCGCCGTGACGCTCGAGAACGGGCCTGCGACCATCACGCAGAAAATGAAGAAACGGCAGGAGCTCGCCCAGCTTTCCGCCATCGTGCCGGACAACGTGAAGCCTCTCGTGGCGAAGTATTACGCGGACACGCTCGAGGACTCCGTGGGCGAACAGCTCGGCAAGGACATCCTCGCGAACCTTCCGCCGGACATCAAGATCACGAAGGAGCCGGAAGACCCCGCCGCGCTGAAGATTCTCGGCGACATGAAGGCGTTGCTCGAACAGGCGACGGCTCGCATCGACGAACTGACGAAGCAGAACCAGGACCTCGCGAAGGAAAACGAGACGCTGAACCTCTCGCTCCTCGACAACCGCGAGGCGAGAGAACTCGACTTGCAGAAGACGATCCTCGAGAACCAGACGACGGTGAACATCAAGGCTGCGGAGCTCGCGTTGCAGGACAAGAAGATCGCCCTCGACTTCCAGCAGAAGCAACAGGGACTCCATCTCGAGGCGGAGAAGGCGGTGATGGACGTCATCAAGGACAACAACGACGCCATCTACGCGTCTACGCCGGAAGGCTCGGGAAAGGAAGCCGAGCTCGCCCGCGACGAGCTCGTCGAAGAAGCCGAGCGAAGGGGGTAACGGATGCCGTCCGCGTACAAGACTCTCGAGGAACTGCTTGAGACGCTCCTTCTCTCGTCGGGCAAGCCCAGCGCGGTGGCGCTCCGACGCGCCAACGTGAGCCGGGAGATGTTCGACCGGATGCGGGAGACGCAGAAGAAGTTCGTGAAGACGATGTCCGCCCACAACAGGGCGGTCGCCCGCAACCGGATGGAAGCCGTCGACAAGGT